GTAGATATGGCAAATGAAATTGAAGAAAAATATAATAATGAAGGAGATCCCCCTGGAATATTACAGCTTGTTAGAGATGGTTTTATAAAACTACATCACGAGTTCTCTGCTGATCGCAGTCAAGGGCTTATTATACCTGTTAGCGTAAATTCCTCCACTACTGGATCTATTGTAGATGTTTCTGGATCTCCTTCAAGAACTGATATGCTGAGAATCCAGATAACAACTGGGGGAACTTTAACTTACGGAACAGCATCTTCAATTAAGTATAAAGTGATGGCATCTGACGATACAGGAGTTCAAACAACTGCAATCGTAGAAGGCGAAACGCTTACAGGCAATTATGATACTTTAGGAATGGGGTTAAGATTTAAAGGAAGCCAGGGGGTTTATACTACTAATGACTATTGGTTCATTGATGCTGTAGCTGGTATTCCAGAAACGCAAAACCCAATAAGAACTTCTGTAGCAAGGAGATATTAATGGCAATAACTTACAAACCGAATCACAGGAGAATGTTAGATGCTCTAACTGATATTATTTCGACAGAGTTTGTAGGAACGCCTGTTTATTATGAAGATCCTGAAAGATTCAAATCAAGATCTGCCCAGTTTTTTAGTTTAATTCCTGGAGAAAGTAGCCTTGTTCAATCTTATGCTGGGGGTTCTCTAAGGGAATATCAAGTTTCTATAAGGTATTATTTAAGAAAACCAAGATTAGATAATTATAGAACTAACGTATTTGATTTTATGGCTGATCGTGGAGAAAGATTAATTAGGTTAATTAATAATAAAAATAAATACGAAGATTCTATCAATACTTTTTCTGAAATAGATTTCAATTTCGGCACATTAGCCGATGCTTTTTCTTCTATCGTAACTTATAGGTGGCACAATGGAAGAATTGATAATATTGACTATGATCCGTCAAGATCAGATAGAGAAACCAAAAGAGATTTGCAGATCTTTGAAGCAGATTTTTTATGCAACGTAATGGAGATAACATAATGAAAATAAAAGCAGGTAAAAATTTTAGTAAGATTTCAAGTGCGATGGATTATCATCGTTTAGGGAAAGACGCTTGGGAGAAATTAAAAGAAGGTAAAACTGTAGATATTAAACCACCAGAGGAACTGGTGCGAAAAGACTACGTAACAAAGACAAAACAAGAAAAGGAGAATAAATAGATGGCACAAGTTTATTCTGGGAAAAAATACGCACTTTTCTTAGGCCGTCAAACTGATGCTTCTACGCCAGTTAATATGGGAACAGCACAATCCGCAGATGGAGAATTTGTGGAATTAGATGTTGCTTCCGTGACTGATATAGACTTTACTGGTGGTTTAGTAACAGATCGAACGCTAAGAACAGGGCAACAAGTTAAGAGATTAACTGATCACTATGTAAGTGAGAAAGGGGCAACAAAAACATTCAGCTTTGAATGGGTAGTTTCTCATAAAGAAGGATTGATGATATTGCTTGAATTAATAAGTGATGGCGATGTGGCAACTCCCTATACAGTATTAGGAAATCACGAAGGTAAAACTTATTCATCTGGAGCATCTACTGGTGCTTTAGCGACAATAATTCTAAAGAATACAGATTCAAATAAAGAAGCTGGCCAAGATAGGCTCATGCAAGATGCAGCTTTAACAAATCTAAACCTTAGAATGGAAGCTGGAACTTCTGGTGGAAGATTGATTGCAAGTGGAACTTTTATGAGTGGCCATACAGTAACTACATCTTCTTCAAGCGTTTCGCCAAGTGGTACTGAAACAACTTTTGTGAAAAGCTTGTACGATATGACAACAAAAACGATAGATGGAGTCGCTGTAATCGTCAGCTCATTTTCATTAGACATTAATAATCCTTGTGTAAGGGTTGGTTATGATGCAAACGGAGATGCTCAAGGATATTCAAGAGCTGGCGAAGTTACTTGCAGTGGAACAATGAATGTATTGTATGATGAAAATTCAGATGCATTTTTAGCAACAGTTCTACAAAATCCAGCAACGACTGCTGGTGCAGTTGCAGCAGTTTTATTTGGTGACGCTGCAATAGGTTCTGGTGCTCTCGGATTTAGTGTTCCACAAGCAGTCTTAACAAGCCATAACTTATCTATTGAGGGTGCAGAAGAAGGCATGATGCTTGAAGTTGGCTTTGAGGGAACAGCAGTTACAACAGAAAAGCTATACGAAATAGACGTAAGCCCTTAATAAAATAAAGGAGATAGAGAGATGAAAGTAAAAGCACTTGGTGAAGAATATCAAGTAAAAGACATTACATATAAAGAACGTAGGGATTTGCACCGATTAAATGCAAAAGCATTTTGGGATGGGAAAATAAATCCTGATAATTATTATGATGTATTAGAAAAAGTTGCAGAAATTTCAGGTTTAGGCGAAAAAGATTTTAAAGATCTTTCAATGGTAGAAATAGACCAAGTTCTGCAAGAAGTTTTTACTCAGTATATGGGGTTAGAAAAAAACGCAGATGGGGATTGAGTTTCTTTGTCTGGGCAACTTATTACAGCCTTGAGCCTGTTGAAAGGTTTGAAAGCTTTCCATATAATGCTCAGTCCCCTATATCGCTAAAGTATAAGGAATTTAAAAATGAGGCGAATATTTGGGAAGAAGTTGAAGCTATTGTTGAACTTGCTAAGACTTCAAAAACAAGAACTATGGGCCACTTATTATATGATCTTGTTCCATTGTTCGCCTCGCCTTCCTTTTTTATTAAGAATTGGATGGTAGATATTATGAATGAATATCATTGGATTAAAAATTGGAATATTTCTCCAGGTACTTTAGATGATATTTCTGCATTCCGACTTGACTGTTGGACAATTATAGAAAATGAATTGAATCAAATAAATAGGAACGAAAGTAAAAAGAATGGCTAATCGTAGAATATTTGATATAATCTTTAGGACTAAAGGTTTAGAAAAAGGCAAAAAAGATGCTGAAGGATTAGATAGTTCTTTTGATAAATTAGCAAAGACTGCAAAAGCTGTTGCGATTGGATTTGCAAGTGTTCAAGCTGGGTTAAAAGCTATCGAGTTCGCCAAGCTTGCAGCTCAAACTGAAACTGTCAGAAGATCTTTTGGTAATCTTGCTAAAGAACCTGATAAAATGCTTCAGGCTATGAAGAAAGCAACTGCTGGCACAATTTCAGAAATGGAATTGATGCAAAAATTTAACGAAGCTGCATTGTTAGGTCTACCATTAGAACGCTTTGATGAAATGTTAAATGTTGCCAGAGGTGCTGCCCAAGCAACTGGGCAATCTATGGACTTTATGTTGAATTCGATTGTTACAGGATTAGGTAGGCAATCAAAATTAATGCTTGACAATTTAGGCATTTTAGTTGATGTGGAAACAGCCAATGAAAGTTATGCAGAATCAATAGGCAAAACTGCATCTCAATTAACAGATCAAGAAAAGAAGCAAGCTTTTGTAAATGAAACTTTGAGGGTAGGTTCAGAAAATCTTGACAGGCTTGGGGGAGTAACTGAGTCAAGCATTGATTCATTTGGAAGGCTTAATGCAAATTTAGCCGATTTACAAGTTACATTTGGATCCATTGTTTTACCCCTGGCTAAAGAAGCAGCAGATACTTTTTCGGCATTCGCTAAAAGCGTAGAAGCTGAAGATATTATCGCTTATTCAATTTCTTTAGGAACTGTTTCTACAGCTTTAGGGATTTATACTATAGCTCAAACTTCTGCTAATGTAGCAGCCTTAGCATTTTCAAAAGCCTTACCTGTAGTTGTATTTACTACTATTGTTGCAGGAATCGGCGAAGTCGTTAAAGAAATGAAAGGCCTCCAAGAAATTGCTGAAAATACGACTAAGCAAGTTGGGTTATTGTTTGTTGGAGATAGTGCAGCTTTTCAGCAAGCAACAGATATTTTAGAAAATAATGCAGATTTAAGCAAAAAGACCGCAGGAGAATTAAAGACTCTTGGTGAGCAATTTTCTAAACTGTCAGAAGATACAAGTCAAGGTTTAGATGTTCAAAAAATGTTTCAAGATGTAACGATAAGAATTGCTGAAGAATTAAAAAATAGGGCAAAGGCTGGAGATTTAGTAGTAAAAAGCAATATTTCTTGGTTAGAAACTGTAAAAGAATTGTATGGTGGTAGCGAAACTGAACAAGCATATCTTGATTCTCTAAAAGGTTCTTATAGCGATTTTATAGAACAGCAAAAAATTAATTTAGAAAACCAAGAAAAACAAAAAAAGTATACAGAATGGTTTATAGCGTCTTATCCAGAAGAAGCTGAAGCTTTAGGAATGTTAAAGGATCAAACTGATGCCCATTCTAAAGCTATGAACCAGCAAGTCCAAATGGCTGATATGCTTTCTGGGGCATTGCAAACAACTTTTGATCCAGATCTTGGAGCAGGCGAAGCTTTTAAAGGCTTTATTATACAGCTGATATCAGCTATGCAAGGAGTTGTATTAGCATCAAAAGCAGTCAGCGAAGCATTAACATTTACTTTTACAGGGCCAATAGGAATAGGAGCAGCGATTGCATCTTTAGCTGCATTAGAAGCTGCAAAGGCAGGAGTAAGATCTATTAAGTTTGCTCAATTTGGAATTGATGAAATGGTTTCTCAGCCGACTTTAATTATGGCAGGAGAAGCTGGGCCTGAAAGAGTTCAAGTAACTCCGAAAGGGAGGCCTTCTGCTGAAACTAAAAATGGATTAACAATTAATTTTCTTGGCCCAGTTACAAATAAAGAATTTGTTCGTGATACGATAATTCCAGAAATACAAAAAGTTACAAAATTAGGATTAGCATAGATGGCAATAAGTCATGGTTCTTGGTCGCCAACCTCAGGAATGAGAGAAAATTGGCTTGTCCAAATAGATGATTCTGGAGGAAGCAATAAAAAATACTATTCTTTTTTTGATCAAACTGTAAATAGTGTTGCTTATAGTGGAAGGATTCTGAATACTCCCTCAATCAGAGAATCTATAAATATTTTTAAATCTTCTTCTTCTACTTCTAACCTTACCTTAGAAATTGATAATTCAGATGAAACAACTGATACGCTTTTATTTTGGACGCATCATTATTTAAACAGAGAAGTTAGAATTTATTCTTGTTTAGAATCTGGAACAGTAGCGAACCTTAATAATGTGCCATTAATTTATACAGGTAGATTAGAATCAATGACTCATAATGAGAATTCAGTTACTTTGAATATTGTAGCAAAAACCCCCTGGGATAATGTTAATCTTCCTAATCAATATACATCTGCAAAAAATGTAGGCTTGCTTGTTTATGGAGATTATACAGGAAACTCAAGTGCTAATTTTACAGGCAATTACACAAATGCAAATTATCACCCAGCCCCTTATGATTCTTCAAGTGAATTTATTGACCAAGTAGGAACATCAAATCTTTCTAATGTTAATCCTGCCGAATACTCAACTAAATACGATAAGTTTATTCCATACATCTCAGCAGATTCTTCAACATCAACATCTGGAGCAGCTCAGACTTTTACTGTTCCTAATGATTTTTTTCAAAGCTATTATGAACAAGCTTCTTCCCAGTCAAGTACGACTGTAAGTGGAATTACTGTATCTAATGGGGCAAACTGTATTGATGGAAATTTAACTAATTATACAACGATTTCTTGTAGTGGGAGTGGATTGTTTTCTGGAACGGAAACTTTTACTTTCGCAATTCCTTCAACACACGCCAGAAGTAATTTCGTAGCTAAGTATAAAGTCCAGACAAACTCTGGTGTATCGGATAGAAATGTAGTTGTTACTTTAACTGCTGATGGGCAGTCCGATGCAAATACTCACGGATCTTCCACGACTTCTGATACTACAGCAGAAGTAACAAATCTCAACACAGGAACAACTTCGGCAACTTTAACAATAGCTTTTACTCATACGGATCTTGGCACAACTGGATATAGCTTTGAGGTAAGATTATATGAAATGTATGCAGTATATTATATATACGGAGATGAGCAAGATGAAGTTTATTCAGCCACAGATGGTCCAGCTGCAAATTCAAATTGGGACAGCTCAGGAGGAACTACTTTAACAGAACTTCATGAATTCCATAGAGATATTTGCCATAGATATTTAGGTCTAACTGCAACGCCTGTTGGATATTCAGATTTGAATTCTGCAAAAGATTGGCAAGGTAGATTATGGGAAACTAAATCTAAACCAATAAAACAAATTTTAGATAAACTTGCTTTTGAAGGTGGCTTTTGCTATACCTTTTCGGCAGCTGGAGTTTTGAAATATATTTTCGCTAAAGATTCATATTCTTCGGCTGATGTTACTTTGGACAAAAATGATTTAGATGATGTCCAAGTTTCGCATACTCCAATCTCAGATATGATTATGGATATTACAGTAAATTATAATAAGCACCCAGCTAAAGATGGATATAGATCTCAAGCAACTGATAATGATTCAACTTTAAGGACAAATTACAATATTGCTTCAGGTGAACAAAAGTTTACATTCAATTTAGATTATTTAACATCAGGTCAAGGCTCAGATTTAGATTGCAGCAGTGGCGACCCAAACGATGGATTTATGAATTATTATGGGAGTTTAAGTGTATCCCCAAGAATAATAGTGAAAGCAAGGGTTGTAAACCCAGCAAAGTTTACAATGGAATTGGGAGATATTTGTACTTTTTCAAGTATGCCAACAGCTAAAGCTTTCAACAAAGCTTGGAGTGCAGATGGAGGATATTATATGGTTACATCTATTTCAAGAACATCAGGCAGGCTTGATTGTGAATTTATTAACATAACCCCAGGAGAACAATAATGGCAATTTCAACAGCAGCTTTTGATGATGCAAGCGATGGAGGATCAAAGGGAACATATACACCAGGAAGAAATCCTAATATTGGTGTCGGCTACGGAACTGACTATTCAGGGATTGTAGAAAATCAAGCCGTAGGTGGCGAAGTTTATACAGTAGAAAGATTTGGGAAAAGAAGATCTTGGTCAATGAATTATACTTTTTTAAGTAGTGCAGACCAAGCAAAATTACAGGCTTTAATTGATTATGCAGACGGAAGGAAAACTTTTTTTTATTTTAGTGAAGATAATTTTGGCACGACTGGCATTAAAGTTAGGTTTGATCAAGATACTTTCAGTTTTGAGGAAGTGGCACAAGGAGCAACAAGCATCACGCTGAATCTTATAGAACAATTATAGATTTCTCTCCTCCTCTCTCCTCCAACCCCTGGCGATAGCATCAAAGGGGGTATTTTTTAAATTTTTAGCTTTAAAATACCCTTTAAACCTTGTTTTATTAATTTTTAGTATAAAACCCTTAATACATAAGAAAACGCTGTGAAGGGGCTAATATAGGGCTTATTTAATAAATCGCTATTTTTTTACATTTTTTAAAAAAAAGCCTTGTTTAATCATTATTTATTTTTAAATTTGGGTATGATGATTAATAAAAACAACGTTCTTAAGGAGGACAAAATGAATATAATAAAATATCTTATTGAAAGAATCGAAGGCTATAGAAAGACGAATAAACAGCCTTGTAAAAATTACGCAACTGAAGAAAAAGCAGAAACAGCTGCTAAAAAAGTAGCAGAGCTTTGCCAAAGAGAGCTTGATTTAAGACAGCCAGTCAGATACATTGTTTTTTACAATGAAGCTTGGGGCAGATGGGTTGGTGCTATTGACATAAGTGAAATCCAGACAAGGGCTGATTTTAAAGGTGGATACTTAGGTATCGCTTCATATTATAATTTTTATTCTTATTAAGGAGGACAAATAATGAAAATAAGAGAATCACTAAACGATGGCGAATTATATGAATACACCCATCCGTTAGATATGTGTGCCACAATAATCGTTAAAAGAATTGGAGATAAAGTATTTTCTACTTGCTTTAATCACATAGATATGGACGAAGTGGCAAGTGCATATATTGAAAGCTATGATGAATGGAAACAAAGTCAGCGAGATTATTATGGATTTTGTAGAGATTCTGACGAATCAATGAATTCAGGAAATATCAATAGACACAATGATGGCGATATTTTTACAACTGAATTAATATGATTAATAATAAAACAAAGGGGCAGTTAATAGCTGCCCCTGTTCTTAAGGAGGACAAAATGATAATTAGAAAAAGAATAGACCGAGAAAGATTACAAACTGTTATTGACACAATGGATGAAATGAAGTGGGAACTTGATGATATAATTGGCGGAACATCTATGGAAGACCATTTTAAGGCATACGGAAGATATGGATTGAACCAGCTTTTGGGTAATGGGAACCCTTACGATAACAGCTTGTATACACTAATAGAAAATGAAAAAGCAGATTTGGAGGACAAATAATGAGAAATGAAAATTACAATGGCTGGGCCAACTGGGAAACCTGGAATTTTAAACTTTGGGTTGATAATAGCGAAGATTCACATAAAGCTGTTATGTATATTGCTGAAGAATTGTACGGAAGGGATAATGATAAAAATGATTTAGCTAAAGAATTAGAATCTTTAGCAAATGAACTATGTGAAGAAACGCTTAGATTTGAAACAGGGTTTTTTGCTGATATTTGCAATTCAGCAATTAAAGAAGTTAATTTCCATCAAATAGCAGAAGCGTATTTGGAAGAAGTATAATGAATATTTTAAAAAGTGACTGCTGCAATTCTTTGGTTGTAAATGAATATGATGCAAATACAAGATCTTATTTTGAAGATAATATTTGTTTTAATTGCAAGCAAATAGGTGTAAAAACTGATAGCGATTTTGGTGGTGCTAAATTAAATTTAGATACACTCATTACAAAACTAATAAAAAAAAGGAGGAGATCTAATGATTAAATCAGGTAAAAAAAGAAAACCAAAGAGCAAAGGAGAATACAGTTGGAGAGACTGCAATTGTTCATACCACAATCATAAAAAGAAAGCTTTAATCAAAGCTAATACATCAAAATATGAGGCAATAGCATGAACGGATTTCACATACTATATTTTGCACTTGGCTTTTTGGCCAGTATATATATACTCGGGAAAATTCGGATTCTAAAAGAAGAAGCAAGGTTTTGGAAGGAGAACTGTTTTATTGCTGCCGAAAGATATAATGACTTGCTTGTTAAAAAATCTATGGGTATTGCTTTAGATAAGGCTTTTAAAAGAGACAGTTTAAAAGTAAATTAAAAGATGGCTGGAGGACAAATAAATAATTTTAGAGGGGTGTCGTTTCAAATGCAACACCAGTTGCTTTGTCCTCCTAATCATCTAATGATGCCCCTCATAATCCTTGGAGGACAATATGGAATTAATTGAAAATAAAAAATTGATTCACAATGCGGATGGGGTTACAGTCATAATCCCCAGGCCTAAAGACATGACGATAGATAGATTTTTAACTTTAGCTGCAAGATTAGAAAAGATTGTTGAACAGTTAGGAGGAAATCTTTATGTTAGAAATGAATAGCATTTATCAAGCAGACTTGGTATTTGATGGTCTTGATGGTGAAATGACAGGGAAAGAAATAAAGGCTGTAAATTTTACAGAATTAATTGAAGAAATTGAAAAAATGAGAAATAAATATAAATCAGTTGAAGTCTGGTCAGCTTTATTTATTTATGGAAATGAAACCAGTCAAATAAAAATGAAAGTAATTGAAACTTTAAAGAGTAGAGAAAAAGGAGGAAAAAATGGACAATAAACAACTTGCTGAAAAATATGAATTAGAAACTCACGATTTTTGGAAGCATAATCAATCAGGAAAATGGATTATAAGCCATAAAGCAGTTATGAAAATTGCAGAAGTAGAAGGGGTTGTGTTTCATAAGCCTGAAATTACAAGAGAAGGAATGACTTCCGTTGTTCTTTATGGCGAAGCAACTTTAAACGAAAGAACCATTTGGAGTTTTGGAGAAGCTATGCCAGAGAATTGTAGAATGCCGTACTTCTGGGCAATGGCTGAAAAAAGGTTAAAAGATCGCTTGACTTTAACTTTGATTGATGTTTATGGAGATATCTATTCAGAGATTGAAGCAGATGAATTCGCTGCCCAGCACCCACAAGCTGGATTAAAAAAGCAGGGCGAATATGGGCCTCCATCGGAAAAGCAAAGAAAATTAATTACAAGGCTAATTGAAGAAAAAATCCCTGAAGATGAAAAAGAAAAGTGGTATGAAAAAGCAGATTCCTGTGAAGACACCTGGGATATGTCAATTTTAATTGACACGCTTGTTAAAAATGGAAAATAATTCAAGGCCCTTAACATATAGACAGTCATTAAATTCAATTATTAGAATTTACAGGCTTTTACTCAAAGATGGTAAGATTAGTTATAACGGATCAGGATTTAGGAGAATGGTAGAGTTGGAGAATAGATTGAAAAAATAATGCCTTACCCAATGACACCTCGGAATTATAACAGCCCTGAAATAGAAGTAGGTTCTGAAACAGGGATTGAACAAAAAGACTCGCCATTACAGGTTAGCAGAAAAAGTAATAAATTTGATTGGTTGGCATCAATGAAAAAAATTACTCTTAACTTGTGGGATATTTTTAAAATCTTGGTAAAATGGCGATAAAGCGTACAAAGTGGGATGCGGTGTTTTCCGATTATATTCGTTATCGTGATAATTGGACTTGCCAAAGATGTGGCAAGAAATATATAGAGAAAACCTCTGGCTTACATTGCTCCCACTTTTACGGAAGAAGATCTTGGGCTACAAGAATTGAACCAGCAAATGCTATGGCTCTATGCTTTGGCTGCCATCAGCATATCAGTTCTTTTCCTTACGAGCATATTGATTTATGGCTATCTAAATTTTCAAAAGAAGAAATTGATCGTGTAAAATATTTGCACAATAGGAATCATTCGCTTATTAAGAAAAAGGATATTGCTACAGAAGAAAA